AAATAATAATATTATCCCCCCTACCCCCCAAGAGGGGGACGTTGCATCTGGCAAAACTTGGAAAGATGATTTTGATATTTACCTTTCGGAAGCAACAGAAGCATTTGAAAAAATATCTTCCGACAAAGAGTTTATAAAAAACAGACAAAAATACCATCCAGAACTGGATATCGTATTGTCCCTAAAAAAAGCATTTGAAGACTATTGGAGCCAAGAAGCCGGTTGGAAAAGGAAAAAGATCAGTAAGACCAAAAACATAGATTGGGTAAGCACATTTAAAAAGGCCTTAGACCAACCGCAAAACAAAGTCTATAAGCAGAGAGACTTCAATCCGGAGCCGGAGCAGCTTACGCCGCTACAGGAAAGGTTTAGAAAATTCTTGGAGAATAATGGCCCTTTGTTGCTGAAAATGCCTTCACAGCCCACAGATCAAGAAGTAGAATCTCTTGTTAGGATGAATAAGAATATGCTGATAGATATAGTGCGAAAAATAAACAACGACAGGTATATTATCAGCTATAAAAACAGCGTGTATCAAACAATAATGGAAATTAAAAAGAAAGAGTATGGATAACAGAGTTATGCCACATGATACAGATGCCGAAAAAGTGGTTTTGGGAACAATAATGTCAGACAGACATGCATTAGACGAGGTTAGAGATATATTATCTTCTAATTGCTTCTATGACATTTTTAACAATCAAGTATACCAAGCCATTATCGCAATAGACTCCAGAGGAGAAAGTCCTGATTTGATCACTGTCACAAACGAAATGAGAAAAAAGAACGAATCTGTCGATTTGTTTGCGATAAGTCAGATTTCGAGTTACCACACAAACGATATTTACCAACATGCAGCATTATTGCACGACAAAGAGAAAAGGAGAAGATTCATAGAAATCGGCATGACCATGCAGAATAAAGCCTTCAGCGAATCGGAAGATATCGTAGATATCATGTCAGAGGCGGAAGAATCCCTTAAATCCGTATTCCAATCTTCAAAAAGCAATATGGCCACAATTGACGATGCCGTACGTGAAGTGACAAAACAAATGGAGCTTAATTCAACCGGTGATAAAAAACTGACCGGGACCCCCACTGGATTCTCAAAAATTGACGGGAGAAGCGGAGGATTACAAAAATCAGACTTGATAATCATTGCGGCTGATACATCATCCGGCAAGACGAGTTTATCAATAGCATTCGCCCTTTCTTCGGCTTGCTATGGTGACGGAGTGGCATTTTACTCTATGGAAATGAAGAAAGAACAAATCGCCGCGAGGATGATTTCAATCGAATCAGGAATACCCGCTAACGAAATCATGTATTCACGTCTTTCACCAGAGCAATTCGACAGGATAGACATAGGCATTGGAAAGCTTGCTGGAAAACCCGTTTTTTTTGACGACAGAAGCACTTCTAATATTGATACGATACTTGCATCCATTAGAACAATGAAGCTCAAATACGGGATTACAGGGGCCATTGTTGACTATTTGCAAATTCTAACGGTAAATATGAAAGGAAGCAATAAAGAGCAGATGATGGGGGAAGCAGCAAGACGATTAAAAAACTTAGCCAAAGAACTGGACATTTGGATAATTGCCTTATCCCAACTAAACAGGGACTCTATTAACCCAGTTCCTTCTCTTGCCCGCCTTCGTGATTCCGGGCAGATTGGAGAAGCGGCAGATGTTGTAATTCTGATTTACAGACCAGAGTTATATGGCAAGTTTTACCCTGAGCCATTTCAAAATGCAGAAACGAAAGGGACTGCAATGATTGATATTGCAAAAGGTAGAAATATTGGTCTTGAGAAATTTATAGTTCAGTTCGAACCTAAAACAACCCATTTTCATGAAATGGATCAATTGTATAGACCTATAGAACAGAATGAAGCTCCTTTTTAAACTACTCGAAAAGATGAAAATAAACGTATTCAACACCCAATGCCGTATCGGTAGCAGGATCAGATACAAGGGTAAAATCAGAGAAGTATATGACATTAATCGACTCACGCACGAACTGTGTTCTTGGGTAGTGCTAAATGGGTCAGATGTACGGAAGTAGAATTATTAACTCACGAACATGAAAGTAAAAAAAATGAGACCTGTGTATATCATTGAGCGTGATATACAAGAAACAATGGATAAATCAAGGAAAGCCATGCGTTCCGGTAGATACATGGATGCAACCTTGCTTGCTAAACAAATAGATGATCTGAAAGAAGAGTTATCATGTGCAATGGAGCATATCAAGTTTGAAGAGGATAATAGCAACATGGACAAATCTCTTAGAACATGGTTTGGGAAGATTTTGTCTCTATCTCTCAATGAAGCCGACATGTCTATTTATCATATCGACATGTTCTTCGCGTATATGCAAGACAGAGGGTATGTTCCCGTACCTGAATGGGAGCGCAAGAGACGTGAATTAAAAAGGGCTGTATCCGAGTATAGGGATTTTGTCAAACACTTTTTCAAAGATGAAAATAACCTCATAAACAACGAAATTGACTTCATGCACCTGCTTGATGTTGTCCGGGATAAAATATTCACCGATCGAGAAAAGGTGTATTATGACAAGTATGAGATTAAGGCAGCAGAAAAACCAAATAAAATTTAATAATAGACATGAATGAAATAGAACTATTCAATGATAATTTCCAGAATTTTAAAGTATATGGAATACCAAAAGCGCAGTTGATCATTGCCGACCCACCGTATAATCTTGGTAAAAATGCCTACGCCAGCAATCCGGCATGGTACAAAGGTGGAGACAATAAAAATGGGGAAAGCTAAAATCATTGTTTGTATGAAAAATTGGGAAATAGAAGAAATAAAGCGCCTCGAAAAAGAACGAGACCGGAACTTGGCAATACACTGCAACTATGTGGCTGCTAAGTATCAAAGGATGATTGACAAAATTAAGAAAGAAGATGAAAACTAAAAAAAAAGAAGTATGGAAAAGATCGAATTAATAAATCTCACTCTGGATGAGATACGAAGAGCGTCAACAATGATTGATGGAGTGTTGAATGATACATTACGCCACCTTCATAAAGAGGACAACAATATATTGAAAACAAGGGCTGATTATATGGGTGAAGTTCTGGAAGAAGCAAGAATAAGCCTCAGGGAAGTTCTTGAAAATCTTGCAAACTATCAGAATGCAACCGATATGATTTGTCCCGTAGATGCTGCATTATCTGAGGTTGCGTTCGATTTGATATATGAACGCAAGGATGAGTATGATTTTGAGGATGAACAAGAATAACAACTAAATTATATAGAGAATGACTAAGAACGAAATTTTAAACAGCGACTGTTATGTCCGCCGTAGCGCAGCCGAAATGAAGATAGTGAAAAGGATAAACAAAGTATTGGAATGTGTAAATAAAATAGATGAAAAGTACAATCAATCAGGCTTAATCAAGCAGTTCACGATTGATTTGATTGAACATTTCATAGAAGAGTTGAATAGTTTCATATTAGGTGAAAGCGATTTACCCGGAGAAACTATACTGGGTAGCTTGAGCTACAACGCCAGCACTGTACTGGAAATATGCAATGACGATCTTACCGATTTTTATGTGATACAAGAATTATATGATGCCATTAATGACTAACAACTAAGAGGATAATAATATGAACAAAAATTAAATTGAAAGGAACAAGATTATGGAATTAGATCAACAAAGGATTTTTCTTTTAGCTGTTAAGAAGAGCAAGAAATACGAAGATACGACTTATTGTATTGGTGTATTTAAATTAGGAACTCCCCATATGGAGTTTATTTTAGGCGAAACGGATAATGACCGGGAATACAACAGAGGTGATGAAGTGTCATATGTTTATAATGCTGATTACACCAGTAATCTGGAAAAGGCATTGGAATGGCTGAAAAATATAAACTAAAAATAGCTGAGATATGGAAATGCGTAAAGTTGTATTAGATGAAAACGTTATCCCGCCTATAACGCATCCTTGGGGAAAAGCATGGAAACAACCGGACAGAAACAATCTGGTACTTGATGACAAATATGCCGTGATGTATAGACGGGATTTTGAGATGCTGCCAGATTATACCGGTTCGGAACCGACCGGCAAGTATAACGGCAAAATGTGGAAGGGCCAGTATGATTCTTGTGGCAATCGTAAATGGTATTTGTGCTGGTGTCATGATGAAAATACGGTATCACAAGAGATATACATCTCGTATAGAGAGATTTTGATAATTGATTAAAATTAAAAAAGAAGGAGGAAGCGTTCCCTCTTCCTCCTTCTTTTCGGCAACTAATGCCCTCTTTGATTTGATAAATCTCTGATAGCATTTGTAAGAATATGATAATATGATAAGAGCATTAGCTACAATTGTAGAAATTGTTGCTAGATCTTCCATAAAAAATCATTTTTACAAATTTTACGGCAAAAGTGCCTAACCAACTGACAGGACTCGAACCTGCGCTTTTATCAATAAAGATAATGTTCTACCATTTAACTACAATTGACTAGCGCAAATGTCTGTAATAAAAAATTAATGACCAAATTATTGAGATATAAAAAATCATGAAACTTACAAAAGAAGAAGATCAAGTTGTTTGCAAGTTCTTAAAGAATATTGTAGACGAAGGAGGAAAACAGCTATTAAAGCTAACTATGTTCATGTTACTTCGATGGTCGGAAGAAGCTATTCGAATAAATGCCGGCGAAATTGCTTTGGCCCAGGTGATCAACCATGAAGGAGAACAATATAATACCCGTATGGCTATTCAGTACTCTAAAGTTGGCGAGAAGACTTTGGAAGAGCGGGCGTATGAGATAGCCGACCGAATGATCTCTTCCGGATCAGCAAATTGTGATATCCGGGAGGAGTTGAAGAAGGCCATATTAGCAGGGTACAATTTGCATCAGGAGGATTTCGACGATGAATGACCTAAAACAATTCAAATACTGGCTCCGGATAAACGGGTTCCGTCCGGAGCAGTTCGGAACCGGTACGAGATGGAACCTATTAGGTTTAATTTTAAAAAATAACGAGTCATGCCAATAAGCGAAGTATTCAATATGGACTGCATGGAATATATGAAAGATATTCCAGATAATTTTTTTGATTTAGCTGTGGTTGATCCTCCATATGGGATAGGTGCCTCTGATATGACTATGGGCAAAGGAAAGAATAAGGAGTATCAGAAAGGCAAAAAATGGGATAGTTCACCTCCTAACTATTTATATTTTGAGCAATTATTCAGAGTGAGCATAAATCAAATTATCTGGGGAGGCAATTACTTCAATTTACCAAAAACCAAAAGTTGGATTTTTTGGGATAAGGGGGTATATGGAGATAGTTCTTTTGCTGATGGTGAGCTTGCATGGACATCTTTTGATAAAGTTCTTCGGATAGCGTCGATTAGATACAGGGGATTTTTAGGTATGGATAAAAATAGGATTCACCCAACCCAAAAACCTGTAAATCTTTATGCTTGGATACTGAGAAATTATGCTAATCCGGGAGATAAAATACTTGATACTCATTTAGGTAGTGGAAGTAATAGAATAGCAGCCTACAAATTAGGGTTTGATTTTTATGCTACAGAGATTGACCCGAACTACTTTGAAGATCAAAATAAGCGATTTGACGAAGAATGCTTAGGTGAGCAAACGTTACCAAATGGTAGCAAATTAATACAAACATCATTATTTCAACATTAAAAAGGAATGATCCGAAAATAGCTCACTTCACGAAAGATAAGAATCCGTAAACACCTTGTAGTAATCAGTAAGTTTGGAATGGGACCGGTAGCCAGCACCGATAAACGTTTAGACACCATCTATCCTCGTCAGTCTTGTCCCCGTTGGCAGTACGAGTTACAAAGTTGAAACAGTAGCAGAGGAAAACCAAATTAACGGGGAATGCGGGTTCTTTTAAAGATAAACAAAGTTTTGAAAAGAACAGAGTATGAAAAGAGCAGATTACATAAAACAGCAAGCAACTATATTAAAGAAACTTTGCGATCAACGAGATAAGAAACGATCTTATGATTTGATGCAATTATCTCCCAAACAAGCACAGAAAAGAAGTGCTGATTTGAATTTCTTAGGTATGGATATAGAGCGAACTAAAGAACGTATAGCCTTTGGGTTAGGCTTGCTACTGCCGGAGAATGCGAGAAAAGAGTACCGCCCATCTTCATTTCATAGGTACGATGGCATCGGCAAAGAGCTTGAAAAAATAAAGTTTGAAGACTAACTAACATTAAAATAGACTGAACATCCGAGGTGTAAACCTCGCCTCAGACCGGCAACCGCAAATCTTGAAAGTGGTAGACCTTGACATTTGCAATGGTCCGGTAGGCTGGAGCACGGTAGGGTGAGTATTAATAATCAATGTTTAATTAATCAACTCCGCTGTTAAAGGACAGCGTCCGGTGAGAGACCGGTTATTTTGTTTCTATTTATTATTTCAAACGACATCCCGGTGTACTTTGATAGGTTATCCGGGAGCAATTACCGCCGGGAGGCGGCAAGATTTGATACTCATAACATGGCAGCCGGGAAAGACCGGCACCCGGGCGCATGGTTCAATGGTAGAGCGTTCCCGAACGGGAAAGAAAGGGGTTCGATTCCCTGGCGTCCACACATTTTAAATTTTAAAGTTATGCCTATATTAAAGAAAACAGACGTAAGACCGTTGAGACCTATAATAATGGTTGTTTACGGTACACCGGGAACCGGAAAGACATCATCCGCCAACACATCCGAAAATCCTTTGCTAATCGATTGCGATAGAGGTTTTGATAGAGCATCTAATCAAGTAGATACATTGACAGCTCAGACATGGGAAGATATCTTGGTTGAAGAACATACAATGAAAGGTTACAAGACAATTATCGTAGACACGGCAAAGTCTATGCTTGACGACTTTCTCACAGTGTATGGCGTAAAACAAGACTATAAGTTGGCAAAAAATAAACTTAAACTATTTGGTTATATCGCAGACGAGTTTAAGAGCTTTGTAAACCGCCGACGAGCAGACAATACAGATATTATATTTGTATGTCACGATAAAGAGACATCCGAAGGTGACGTAATCCGTCATGCTCCGGACTGTACAGGTCAATCAAAAGACCTATTACTTAGAATTGCAGACCAAGTAGGGTTTATAACAATGATAAATGGTAAACGAACCATCTGCTTTGATCCTACCGACACCACTGTAGGCAAAAATGTCGCACAGATACCCCCAACGGTTATTCCAGACTGCAATACGATTGATTTTTCCACATTTATGGCCGATATTATTAACAAGGTAAAAGCGTCCATCCAAAGCAAAACAGAAGAACAACGCAAGGCTATGGAAGCCCTGGAACAAGCAAATATAACATTAGAGGCTGTAAAGACTGTGGAAGATGCCAATCGTTTAATAGAAATCAGTCAATCTCTTAATAAGGCATTCGAAAAGCCCTTCAAAATTAAAATGATACAGATATTAGATGAAAAGGGATTTATTTTCGATAAAACCTCCGGTAAATTCATTGAAAAAGATGAAAAAAAAGGTTGTTAGAGTCACGCAATTGGAGAAATTCAGGCGTTTCATAACAGATCATTCCGAGTATGATACAGAGCAATCTGTTATTGATACATTAACAGGGGAATTTAAGGGTAACGAATATACTTATATAGGAACCGCCTTTCACAAGATAGTAGAAGGTGACACCGATGGTTGCAAAAAACTGATAAGGACGGAGACAGAGTTAGCAGGACGAGAATTTAACATTGACGGACACAACGTCAAACTTGATTTGAATCAATGCAAAATAGCCCTTTCTTATCGAGATAGTTTCCCTAATGCATTCCATGAAATCCGAGAATATATGGATTTTGGTAATATTATTGTCACCGGATGCGCAGATATCATCAATGGTTTTGAAATACGTGACATCAAAACCAAATACTCTCCTATAAAAGATCAAGATTATACAGATAGCTGTCAATGGAGGTTTTACATGGAACTATTTGGTGTAGATGATTTCTATTTTGATCTGTTCCAATTTGTTGGGTATGACAAAGAAAAACATGGATATGATGTTAGGGGCTTAGAGCTAAAACTATACGATCCAGCTATAACCTGCCATTGGTACAATCAACTTAAAGAAGACAATCGATGTCTATTAAGAGAATTCATTAGATGGGCTACGTTTCGTAATCTAATCAATGTATTACCAGAATACGAATTATAAATCAAAAAAAATGAGCAAATCAATAAATCAAGTCCTCCTTGCCGGTAACGTCGGCAAAGATCCGGAAGTCCGGATACTGGACGGAGGCGTTAAGGTTGCAACCTTTTCTCTTGCCACATCCACCGGAGGATATAAAAAGCAAGATGGTACAGAAGTAGCTGAAAAAACGCAATGGCACAGTATTATTGCTTGGAGAGGTTTAGCTGAAATAGCTGAAAAGTACGTCCATAAAGGCGACAAAATAATCATTATGGGAACCTTGCAATATAGAGAATATGAGAAGGACGGTATTAAACGATATGCTACCGACATTTTGGCGTATGACTTAATGCTGTCGGGTAAAGGAGACAGTTCAAATTCTAAGCCTCCATTAACAGCGGAAGATGCGGCAACACAAGCTGACTTTACGCCAATAGGTCCAGCAGATGATTTACCTTTCTAATTTTATGATATTCAAAACATCAAACATCTTTGAAAAAAAACGGGCGGAGGTATACTTTAACAAACTTGCCTCTTCTGGGAAAACTATTGAATTATCAGAAAAAAGAAGAGGGAGGACTTTAAATCAAAATTCTCTTTTTCACATGTGGGTACAAGTAATAGCCGACCATGTAGGCTATACCTCTCTTGAAAACTGTAAGAGAGATATCAAAAGGACTCTGCTTGGGACAAAAGAGGAAGCCAACCGATTTACAGGAGAAGTTCAACAAGTCGATTATAAGACTTCCGAAATGAGCACCTCCGAATTGTCTTTATTCATGGACAAGATGAAAATATGGGCTCAATCAGATTTAGGATGCTATCTTCCCTACTTCGGTGATCCCGGATATGAAGAGATGGTTACAGAGTATAATGGAAGAAGAATTTGAAGTACAAACACCTACCCGATTGGGTAGCAACAAAAAAGAAAAGGCTATTCATCTCCTAAATAATGGAGATATGGATAGCCTTTTTAAATGCAAAAAGTTAATTACCGAAATAATAAAAGAAAAATATGATCAAAGGTTATAAAGGGTTTGACAAAGACCTACAATGCAGAGGCTTTCAATATAAAGTCGGTGAAACATTTGAAGAAAAAGGGACAATTAAAGCATGCGAAAGCGGTTTTCACTTTTGCAAAAATCCATTTGATGTATTCCGTTATTATTCCCCTTCCGATAGTAGATATTGTAATGTTGAAGGTGATGGTCAAATAGATACAGACAATAGCGACAGTAAAGTCGCTTGCTCAAAACTACACATACATACTGAAATCGGATTAAGTGGTTTTATTTCCGCTGGAGTTAAATTTATACTTGAAAAAGTAGATTGGGGGGACAGCAAGTCCACCAACACCGGCTATCAGTCAGCAGCCACCAACACCGGCGATCGGTCAGCAGCCA